TGCAAATCCGAAGACTTGGCCGTCATGCCGAAGGAAGTCTACGAAATCGACGCGGACGGCGATAAAATTCCACGCCGCGATCACCCCGCGTTCAACGTACTTAACGTGCAGATGAACGACGACATGACCGCGTTCAAGGGGATGGAAACCGTTGTCGCGCACGCCATCGGGTTTAAGAAGGGCGTCGGTGAAATCGAATTCGACGGCAACGGCGAAGTTGCCGCCATATGGCCGATGGACCCGATTCGCGTTACCAAGAAACGCATCGGCGGGCGCATCTGGCACGTTCATCGCAACGACCAAGGCGTCGAAGTTCCAATACGCGACGAGAATGTTTTTGAGTTGATCGGCCCGAGTTATGACGGATTGACCGGCTACAGCATGGCGGAGATCACGAAGTTTAGCATCGGGCTTGCGCTCGCCGGACAAAAGTTTCAATCCTCGTTTTTCGGTAATGGCGCATGGCTTGGCGGAATAATTCAGAAGCTACCGCAAGGCATGAAGTCAGAGGAGCGCCAAACGCTTGTCGCTAGTTTTAACCAGCGACATCAATCAGCAGGCAAGGCGTTCCAGGTTGGCGCGCTACCAGGTGAAGCGGAATTCAAAGAGGTTGGTGTTGACCCGGAAAAAGGGCAAGTCGTTCCAGCGCTCGACTTTACCGTTGATGATATTTGTCGTGCGCACCGTGTACCGCCGCACAAGGTGCAGAACTACGCCGACGCCCACTACAACAACGTCGAGCACGCGGAGATTGTATACCGCGGCGATTCACTCTTACCGCTCGGCACGCAATTTGAGCAAGAGGCCGCGCGCAAGCTGCTACCGCCCGGTTGGGTCGTGCGATTCAATTACAACGCATTCCAGCGCGTAGACTTCAAGACACAGCAGGAAGGCTTGGCGGTTGGTCGCATGTGGGGTTGGTGGACGATCAACGACTGCCTAAAGAAACTCGGGGAAAGCCCGATTGACGGGCCGCACGGTGACATGCGCCTGATTCCAGCGAATATGATCCCGGTTGAAAAAGCCTACGAAGTACGGACACAGCAGAGCACGAACGCCGAACCTCCGAAGGCAAAGCCCGATCCCGGCGCACTACGCGAAGCATATCTACCCCTTGTGATGGAAGGATTGCGTCGGTCTGCCGACAAGGAAGAAAAGCGCGTGAAGTATCTGCGCGGCAAGCAGGGCAACCAAGAGGGCGAGGTTAATAAGTTCTACGCGGAACACAAGATGTACGTTGCGCAGAATGTAATCCCGACACTTGGCAGCATGGCGCGGGTGTTGAACGGCGCAGCGAACGCCGAACGGTTACAGGTCGTCGGCGAAATGTATTTGAGCGAATGGATCGCGGCTCGGCCCGCGCAACACGGCGCGGTAGACGAGAAGTGGATGGAAGGTTTCGCGGCCCGTTGGGTAGACGCGACGTTGACGGCGTTGGAAATTCAGGAGAAAGCTGCATGAATAGCAATTCCCCTTGTTGGGCCATAACCGAATTTAAGGCCCGCGAGATACATGCGAACTTCGGTAATATGCTTGCGGATTTGAATACCCGCATCGAAGCGGCCCGCGGAAAATCCGAAGAAACGCCGTCCATCATGGCGGTATCCGGTGACAGCGCGGTCATTAACGTGCAAGGCATCATACTGAAGCGCGAATCACTGTGGACGAAATACGGATTCGCCACAAGCACACTAGCCGTCGAACGCGCGATGAACGCGGCGTTAGACGACAAAGACGTTCGCAGCATTGTACTCAACGTGGATAGTCCCGGCGGAACGGTGGACGGGATGCACCGGCTCGTGCAGGCGGTAGGAAAAACCAACAAACAGAAGCCCGTCATCGGGCAAGTCGACGGACTTGCGGCGAGCGCCGGGTATTGGCCGTTGTCGCAGGCGTCGGCTATCTACGCTGGACCCGGCGACGAAGTCGGCAGTATCGGCGTGCGCCTTATGCTCTACGACTTTTCGCGGGCATTCGAGAACGCGGGCATCGAAGCCGTGCCGATTGATACCGGCAAATTCAAAAGCGCCGGGGCGATGGGCACAGAGATCACGGCGGAACAACGTGCCTACTTCCAATCGCAGGTAGACGCCTATTTCGCGGACTTCCTGGGCGATGTGCGCAAAGGCCGCAAGCTATCCGAGAAACGCGCGGCGGAAGTCGGCGACGGGCGCACGTTTATTGCGAAGCAGGCGCTGGAACTTGGCCTAATCGACGGAATTCAAAGCATCGAAGAAACCCTGAAAACCGCGCGGCGCATGACGGGCAAGAGTAATCAGGCGGCGAAAGCGCGGGCGCGCATGCGGGAAATCGAGGCGGCGGTATGATCGTTGACGGCCGCGATCTTTTGCTATGCGAAATCAGGGAACTGGCAATCGCGACGGCAAAACTTGTTTTGCAGCACACCGCACAGATTGACGATCCGGAGTTCCCGTCGTATGCGACGGAGTATCGCGAAGTGCGACGGGCGCTCGAATGTCTCGAAAAAACTGCTATTGACTTTCCACCGCAAGTGTGACAAAGATATTCACGAACGCGGGAAACCGCACAACAGTTTAACGGCTTCACAGTGGCGCAGCGCACAGTCAATGCGTCGGGCGTGAAGTAACGACGGCACCAGCCAATCACAGTATTCGGCGCGGACCGTTCAGGACAGTAACTAACTGTCGCTGACGGCCTGCGCCATTTCTTTTTTTGTGCTCCGCTCAGCGACGACGGAGCACAAACCCCATGACACTGAAAGAGTTGCGCGAGAAGCGCAAGAACGCAGAAACCAAGCGCGTAGCCGCGAAAACCGCAATTGATGCGCTCTTGGCCGAATCGGATCGCAACGAAGGCGTAATGAGCGCGGAGCAATCTTCGCAGATTGAAACGCTCGAAGCCAACTACGAATCGGCCACCAATACGGTCGCCGCACTGGATCGCCAGATTGCGCGCGAGCAGCATCCATCTACGGCGACGCCGGTAGTTCCGGGTCGGCGCGCGGGCGCAGAAGACGGTGACATCGATCCGCCAGCCATCACGGACGTTAAGGCGGCGTTTACCGATGATCCGAAAAAGGGATTCAAAAGCCACAAAGAATTCTTTCTTGCGGTGATGAAGCCCGACGCGCGCGACGAGCGCTTGCGCTACCTCGCAGCGGCTGGCTCCGACGAACAAAGCACATTCAGCGACAGCTACGGCGGATTCCTTCTCCCGGAAGCATTCGCGCCGGGCGGCATCATGGGCACCGGATCGGAATCCGATCCCCTCGTTGGTCGCACGCTCAGCATTCCGATGCAGACCCCAAGCATCAAAATGAAGTACCGCACCGACAAGGACCACACGGACAGCGTGAGCGGCGGTCTGAAATTCTATCGCCGCGCAGAGGCAGCGGCGGCCACCTCCAGCCGTATGCAGTGGGGTCAATTCCAATTCACCGCGCATGACCTGACCGGATTGACCTACGAAACCGAAGAGCTGATTCAGGATTCGCCGCAGTCGGTCATTGCGCTGATTGACGCCGGTTTCCGCACGGAACTCGGATCGACGCTGTTGGGTGAAAAACTCAACGGTACGGGCGTCGGCGAATACGCAGGCATCAACAACAGCCCGGCGAAGATCGACGTGGCGAAGGAAACCGGACAGGCCGCGGCGACCATCGTGTACGACAACATCAAAAAGATGCTGTCTCGCATTTGGGGCATGGGCTCCGCTGTTTGGCTCGCAAACCAGACCTGCCTTCCGCAGTTGATGTCCCTCGTGCAAGTCGTGGGCGTTGGCGGTATGCCGGTATGGCAGCCGAACGCACGCGAAGGCGCACCGGGCCTTTTGATGGGCCTGCCACTCTTCTTCACTGAACACTGTAAGGCGGTGGGTACGGTTGGCGATCTGTTGCTTGTAAATGCCAGCCAGTACATGGAAGGCACCTATCAGCCGCTGCAATCCGCCGAATCGATCCATGTTCGATTCCTGAACAACGAGCGCACGTTCAAGGTGTGGACGCGCAATGCGGGTTCGCCTTGGTGGAACTCCGTGTACACGCCGAAAAACGGCGACACCCTTTCCCCATTTGTCCGTCTGGCGACGCGCGCATAACTGAACTAAACGCGCCGTGTGCGCGATAGGAGACTTCGACAATGGCATCTGCACAGAGCGCGGAAAAGTTTTTCGCGAATAACAAAGTCACCTGCTACCTGAGCGGTGACGCGACGACCATCAAAGACATCGCGTGGGTCGATATGCAGGACTACGCGGGCATCGCGGTACAAGCGCAGGCCGCCGCATTAACCGGGCTTGGCGTGACAGTATTCAAGATCATCGCCAACAGCGAAGCAGACGGCAGCGGCACCGACGCGATCGTCGTGGCGCACGCCGTTGGGTCTGCGCCTGACGCGGCAAACGACGCACTGTATCTCGAATGCACGGCGGAACAAATCCGCGAAGTAGAAACATCGTCCACCGGCCAGCTTCGCTACGTGTCCGCGCAGATCGACGCAGCCAACGCATCCGACCAGATCGCCGTGACGTATATCCGCCACGGCGCGCGGTTTGCTGAATCGGGCCTTACCGCAGACAGCGTCGCGTAACCACAAGCCGTAACACAAAGGACAACCCTGACTATGGCGACTGGAGCAAAGACGGAACTTTTTGCGCGGAACATTCCGGGCGGACTGTTCATCATCAACAACGAATCCATCACGACCGGCGACATCTATTTCGTGCATTCCGGCACGGGAACCGATGCCGCTGGTTATGGACGCAACCCCGACGCGCCTGTAGCGACGATTGATTATGCAATCGGACTGTGTACGGCGAACAAGGGCGACCGTATCTACGTGATGCCGGGGCACGCGGAAACAATCAGCGCGGCAGCGGGCATCGATTGCGACGTTGCGGGTATTTCGATCATCGGACTCGGCAACGGCACAAACCGCCCGACCGTCACGGCTGGAACCGCGAACACGGTAGACATTGACATCGACGCGGCCAACGTGACGATTGAGAACATCCGGTTCATTTCCAACTTCCTCGACATCGCCGCGTTGATCGACGTGAACGCCGACGACTTCACGTTGCGCAAGTGCGAATTCACCGAGGCGGGCGCAAACCTGAACTCGAAGATCATCGTGCAGGACGCAGCCGCCGGCGGTTCGGACCGCATCACGATCGAAGACTGCAAATTTGTTTGCCCGGATTCCACAAACACGCACGTCGTGAACTTCGCGGGCACGGGCGACGGACACATTGTGCGGCGCAACATCCTGATTGGCGATTGGGGAACGATGGCAATCGGCGGCGCAGGCGTCATTACGAACTGTTGCATCATCGACAACGTCATTTCTAACGCGGCTACCGATAACGATTCGTGCATCAATCTCGCAGCGACCGCCACGGGAATTGTGATGCGCAACCTTGCATGCGGTGGCGCAGCCCAGGCGAACGGCATCACGGCGACGGCGTGCGCGATTGCGCAGAATTACTACGGCGTCGTCAGCGAAGACCTCAGCGCAATTCTTGACCCGATCGCGACGTAGGAGTAACGGCATATGGCTGGCAGCAGCGTAGCGTTTACTTACGACACGATTGGCCCGATCAAAAGAATTATTTGCGATTGGGTATCAGACGATGCGGCGGGAACGGCGAGCGGAACGACAAAGAAGGTTACGGGCCGTCTATTAAAGGCGGTCGTCAATCCGGGCTCCGCTGCGCCGACAGACAACTATGACCTCGTGCTTACCGACGAGGAAGGCGCGAACGTACTCGGAAACTGTGTTGCGACGAGTCAGCTTATCAATCGCGATACGAGCAACACGGAAACCGTCTATTTCTTCGTGCTGAATACGGACGCATCGGCGCTGAGCATGGCCGCGTTCCCTGTGGTGTGCGACAAGCTGACGTTCACGTTTGCGGCGGCGGGCAATTCCAAAACGGGCCGCGTGATTATTTACGTCGAAGGCGACATCGCGGTGGGTGGCTAACGTGCCAAACGCCTACGCCACATTGACCGACATCAAGAACGAACTCGGCGAAACGTCTACGGACGCGACGCGCGACGCGATTTTGATGGGGTTGATGGAAGACATGAGCCGCAAGATCGATTCGGCTTTGCGTGGACGTCATTTCTACGTGCGCAGCGCGACAAAGTATTTCGATGTAATGGACCCGTGCAACGTGCTGATTGACGATTGCCTGAGCATATCGGCGTTGACAAGCGACAGCGAAGGCGATGGGACGTTCGACGGCACCACGTACACGCAGGGCGATGCAGGTGACTACCTGCTATGGCCCGACGATTCGTGGCCGAAACTGAAACTCACACGCGCGGCGAATCCCACGTATTCATTTTGCTACGGCAAACGATATTTGAAAGCGGTCGGATTGTGGGGCTACGGCGACGGCGAAAGCGCCACACCATACCGATCGAGCGGGCTGACTGGAACGCTATCGGATGCGACCGACACGAGCCTGACGGCCAGTGTGGACGCCGACGAAGTAATCAAGACTGGGCACACCCTGCTAATCGAAAGCGAGCAGGTCTACGTGACGGCGGTTTCCGGCACCACGATCACCGTCGAGCGCGGCATCAATGGAACCACGGCGGCAGCGCACACCGCGGCGACGCTCTACATCTACAAGTATCCGAGGCCCGTATCGAATAAGTGTCGCGAACTCGTGAAGCGCGCATACGGCGATCGTATGCCTTCCGGTAAACGCATGGAAATGATCGGGCAGTACCAATACCAGAACTGGGACGCAGGACAAATCGAGGAAGACATACGCGAGGCGCTTTCAGACTTCATGCCGCCGCGCTAAGGAGACTTTGACATGGCCGAGACAGGAACCGTTCGCAAGGTAGCGTTTGCCGCAGCGGAAAGCTCAATCCCGACACTGCCCGCGCTTGGCGCAAACATTTCAAGCTGGGGATCGTTCACGACGACCATCGGCGGACAACCCGGCGCGAGCGACGATGCGTATCTGTCGGAAGACAGTATCAGTGTCACGCCGCGCACCGAGGAAGTAGAGATCGATCCGCCGCTCGCACAGAACCGGCTCGAAGAAATTGTCATTAAGAACGGCGTCGATATGTTTGAGTTTGGCTGCTACTCGGTGAACGACACCGTATTCGCGCTCGACAGCACGACAACCGATTCCGGCAACGTCACTGAGCAAGGCTTGACGATCACCTATCGCGCGTGCGTCATCGAAATCACGGGTAAAGGGATTCTCTACTTCCCGAAGGTGCGCGTGAAGCTCAAGGGGTTTGAAGGCGCGGTAAAAGAACTCGGCGCCGTTCAATTCGAGTGCAAGGTGTTCGGCACGACCACGATTCCGAGCGGTTGGCAGTGGCACACGTTCAACGGATAACGCATGAGCTACGCGGCGCTACTCACACAACGCGGAAGCATTTACCGCCCGACGTTTGACGCGCCGACAGGGCCGGAACCATCGGCAACGTGGAATGACACGCCCGATTACACCGGCGTTCCGTGCCGCATTCAAGCGAATCAGACGAAAGAGCAGGACAAAGAAACCGGCGCGGTCATATCGGACCACACGGGGTTTTTTCTGCGCGGCGTTGACTTACTGGAAAAAGATCGACTCGTAGTCAACAGCGTGACGTATGACGTTCAGGGCGTGGACCCGGACGTGGCCGGCGCGAGTCATCACGTACAGGCGACGCTAAAGGTAGTGCGATAGATGGGATTCAATAAACGAGGCGGGCGCGGTGGCGGCGGTGGCAGCGGAAAATTTGATCGCCAGCTTGCGCAAATTAACAGCCGCATCCAGAAGGCGTTTGTCCAAATCTCGCAAATTACTGACAACGCAGTCGCTGAGTTTACTTCTGACGTTGCGAAAATGACCGCGCAATTAATTCGCGACGATACAAAAAAGACCAAGAACAGCCGCAGCACTGGGAAACTAGCAAACAGCGTTCGCCCATCGAAGCGCGGCGCAATGATGTATTCCGTCGAAACTACGGCAACCAATCGCGCGGGATACGGCTATGGCGCACCGCAAGAGTGGGGATGGAAGAACCCGCGATCAAAGAAAACAAAGCGCACCAAAGAATCGGGCGGATGGAAAACGCGCAAGGCAAAAATGCGCGGCAAGCATTCAATAGTCCGCGCCACCTTCGGAATGGTGAAGCGTTGGCAACGCGGGGAGCGTTGGCGTGACTGATTCGGTGCAAGTCATATGGGAATACCTCACGGTATCCGGCACCGATCTGCACGCGCTGATTGCGTTGCGCGCGTGGAGCCCGGAAGCGCCCGCGACATTCAAGAACGAGCAGGCCGCGGTCGTATACGAATTGCTGGACGAAGAGCAGCGGGCACTACCGAATAACACGGCTATCGTGAAGTTTTTGTGTTTCGGCGGCAAGCGTGCGGACGGCAAAGATTTTCTGCATAAAGACGCGCGCGCCGTCTACCGCGCACTGCACGACCGATTGATGGCGGCGGACGGCGTGAGCACTGCGAGCGGAACGATTCTTGTCTGCACGCTCGAATCGGCGGGGCAGGATTACGGACTGGACGAAACCGAATGGCCGGTGGTGGAAAGCCAATACCGGATCACAATCGAATAAGGAGATCGAGAGATGGCCGAGACAGCAATTGCGCCGACGCGACCCGCACGCAGCGGGTCTACGTTGACCTACGCGAACGCCGACACGTCGAACGGGAACAAAGTATCGAACAACGGCAAAACGTGGCTGGCGATATACAACAACGGATCGACCGGAGAGGCGACGGTGACAATTACCACCCCCGGATCGGTTGACGGTAACGCCGTGGCCGATCTTCCAGTTGTTGTGGCTGTTGGGACGATTGAGTATGTCCCGCCGCTAGACCCCACGATTTACAACAACTCAAACGGCGATCTGATTCTCGTCACAACCGGCACCGGCGCGGCCGATGTTGATATTGCGGCGTTCTATCAATGAGCGCTGTCGAACGGGAAAGTATTGACATCTCGCTGGCGGGCCACACGTTCACGTTTGAACGGCTTGTGCGTAAAAAGTCTCGTGCCGCTGTGCGTGATGTGATGAAGCTGCTGCGCAAATATCCGTCACTGCAAAAGGCAGAACGCACGCTGGACGGCGCTATCGAAGCGTTGACCGCGGCGGACGACGTGCTTGAATTTTTCGCCGAGTGGGTCCCCGGCGTGAAAGAAAAAGGCGCCGCGCTTGACGACGCAACCGAAAAAGAAATCATGGGGGCGTTCCAACAGTTGAGCGAATTTGTGCTCGCCCCTTTCGAGGTGGGCGTGCCAGTGCAGACCGACACGCCGAAGCCCGAACCTACGAGTTAATGATGTCCGAGTGGGGTATCCCGTTCGACTACATAGAAGACAACTGGGACGACGCGCAGTTCGCGCTCATGGGCAAGATGCTGGCCGAACGGTTGGACGCTAAGAACCGCGCGGCAAGCGGCAAGAAACAGCGCATGGACATAGGGCAATGGATGCAGACCGCAGGGATTAAGTAGATGGCAATTGAAGCCGGGAACGTAGTCTGGAACATAACGGCAGACTTGAAGCCGTTGAATCAGGCGCTTGGCGATTCCGAAAAAGCTGTTCAATCTTCAATGGGCAACATCTTGAAGATCGGCCAGCAGATCGGCGTTGCGTTTACGGCTATTGGTGCGGGCATCACGGCGGCGTTTGGCGTTGCGGTCAACGCCGCGATGGACTACGGCGGCGCGATCCAGGATGCCGCAACAAAAACGGGCATCGGCGCGGAGGAATTGCAGAAACTCAAGTTTGGCGCGGAACAGTCCGGCGTGAGTTTTGAAGGATTGCAAGGCGCGATCATCAAGATGAATAAGTCAATATCGGAAGCGAATGACGGCACGAAAGCGCAGTCCGAAGCATTCCAGCGGCTTGGTATTGACATCAAATCACTTCAAGGCCTTTCCCCAGACCAGCAATTCATGCGGATTGCCGATGCGCTCTCGCGCGTGCACGATCCCGCATTAAAGACGGCGCTCGCGATGGACTTGTTCGGAAAATCCGGCGCACAGTTAATCCCCTTCCTCAACGAAGGCGCTACCGGCATGGCGGCGCTCGGACAGAAGGCACAAGAGCTTGGCCTTGTAATGAGCGGCGACGCAATCGCGCAGGCCGAGGC